ACCGCTGTTGAATGGACAACAAATACCTGAAACTTCTTGGGCAACACACCACCAAACAACGCAGCAACAGAAATAGGACCAAAATAATATGCTTGGTCAGAAGTTGAACCGGTTGCCATTACAGCAGCTAATTTGCATACAGAATCACGAGTACCAGCACTACTAACTGTTTTTCCAGCATTAGTTCCGTCGAAGACATCGGGATATGTACTATCTTCCATTAGTCCAACAACATATACACGAATTTCACGACCATTAGTTGGTGTAGTTCCAGTAGTAATTTTGCCAGCTAGAAGATAATCTAAATAAAGTAAGGTTGTATTATCAACAACGTTAGAGGCACGACCAGTTAAAAAGTTTGTATCGCTCGCAAGAGCGGCTAGAGTAATAGTTAGTGCTGATGAGGCGGCATAAGCCATATTCACATTAGCCATTTATTTATCCTCCTCTTACGTCATTAAAGACAGTAGTAAAATCTTCTAGTTCAATAATATTAGGCATATTTGGTACGTCTCGAAAGACAGTAAAAAATCTCGCTGGTGATTCAGTTCTTGTCTCTACACTTTCAGTCCTCTGTAATAGAGTTTGTAGTTGTACTACTTCCTCTTGAGTTACTATTCCTCCCTTAAGAAATAAGGTTAACCACAAGGTAATCCCAGCAATATCAAGTGCAAGTAATTTATCTCTTAAGTCTGTCAAATTAGGATTAACAGCCAACTTAGCGCAAGTCTCTGAACTAAAAACATTAAGAGATTCAGTAATAGTTGGGGGTTTTTGTATAGTAGTTGTAGTAGTAGTGATTTGAGTATCATGTAAAATATGATAAGCCTCATCTACAGTTTTTCCATTATAGATAGAATTTCTTAACTCATCTCGTAGTATAGCTGTTTGAACATTATTTAACATTTCTTTCCCTTTTTAATTAAGTTGTTTAATACCAAAAGATTATACCCTGTAATATACCCTAAAATGAAAAAACCCCCGAAGGTTATTCGAGGGTTCTAAAGAGAGAATCTTAAAACTAAGATTAGAATGAGAGAGCTACAACACGTCGTGTATCGAGTACACCGAAACCGTAATTAGCCCAACCATAGATGCCCATTCGGCGGGCACGATGCTGAGTCATATCGGTAAAGGTTTGGACTTCCTGAGCGATTGGCATAATGAAGCTATCGCGATTCAAGAGGTCAAGACCGATTGCTAGTTCAGTGTCAGAAGCCTGCAATGAAGCTCCTAGCTGTTCTAGATAGAAGGTCTGATAAATCTGACCAACGCCGAATTCGTCAAATTCGTGAATATTGACATCAAAGACTCGTGTTAGAGTGCTGGACCCATCAGATGCCATGTAAATAGCATTTCGTGAGTAGTCATCCAACTGGTCAATACCCCAGTTACGAATGTTTTCACCCATTTCGGGAGAACCGAAAACATCGGTCAATTTAGCACGCTTGAGGCTTGCAGAGTTACCACCACCGTTTCGGCGAACAACAATCTTAGCTAGAGAGATAAGACGTTTGGTGAACTGACCAGCATTAGCGTCAGCATCATAAACCATAACGTTACGGTCAGCAGCAGCAGTGATAATAGCGGACCAACCATCGTCGTTCATTTTCTTGACGAAACCAGCTTGATAGATTTCGTTGACGCGAGATAGAACGGGATAGGTAACATTTTCCATAAACTTTAAGTCCCAGTCTACAGAGCTTTGGACTCGGTAAGTAGGAACACGAACATAGTCGCCTTCAACATGTCGTTCAGCAATACGGCCAGTTCCAGGCTGAGTATAAGCAATAAACTTATCTTCTTCACCGGGAGCGAGGATATCCAAAGGATATTCAACGTACTGTTCGTTGGCACCTAGAGGATAAACCATATAAATATTACGGACAATGTCACCAACTAAAACGCCAGCTCGTAGAGGAGCGTTCAAATCAGCTTGACTAAAGCCTTCTTCTGGAGGTAGAACTGACATAGAAGCACCAACCATAGAGGCAAAAGTTTCCTGTGCCTGTTCTGCTTCTAGGCGATTCTTAGAAGCACATCGCTTAACAATAGCTTCGTAATCAGCGTTACGATTAAATAGATAATTTTGCATTTATAAGGTCTCCTTTAAAAATTATGGCAAGGCCAAGAAATTGAATGCGAAACGAGCATATCCGTTCTGGTCCTTTTGTGATTTAAAGGAGCCAACTCGTGGGCTTTGAACAGTGCCGGTCAAAGTCTTGGTAATACGACCGTCTTGGTCCAAGTATGCCTTGTCACCAGCAGCGGGAGCGTCTCCGGACTTTAACATGTTTGTTACAACTTCGCCCCAAGTGCGAAGATTTACTTTACTACCCTTAACAACTTCATCCTTATATCGATTTAGATGATAGCGAGCTAAGTCAACGTCAACAACATCATTCATGAGAACTCCAATAGGAGTCTTTCCTGATGGGTTAGACGCATAAATTACTAGGTTATTAGCGTCATCAGTAGCAGCACCAGAACCAATGCTAACCAAAGAAACTACGCCACCACGTTCTGCCGCTGAATTCATATAAAAATTCTGGTCAGAACCATATTCTGCTGAACGGTCGGGGCCAAGAGCCATTTTATTCTCCTTTTACTTCTTTAAAGATACAGAGTGATTACGATTAAATTGTGATTTCATAAATTCTACAACACCCTTAAATTTAGCATCACTCTTATTTAGGTCAGCTTGTGTATTAAATACATCAGCATCGAGTTGAGCATTATCTAGTTGTGCAACAGTTGTAGTAACAACTTTGGGTTCAACTTCAGGTTCGACTTTAGGAGTAACTGGAGCTGTTTGGGGTTTGAGAGAAGCGAGGGTTTCGATAAAAGAATTAAAAGAATTTTCATCGAAAGTTTTAACGCTAGCAAAAACGGATTCAATTCGTTCTGCGGGAACTACCTTAGCGAGAGCTTCCTTGCGAGTCTTTTCTGTTGCTTCAGCTTCAATCTTGGCTAACTTAGCACTTGCGATTTCTAGATTTGCAACTGTTTCAGTACGAGCAACTTTTTCAACTTCAAGATTAGCGTTAGCTTGTGCTAAACTTGCAGTAACAGTAGCGAGGTCAGCACGAAGTGCGGCAATCTGTTCATCTCGTTCTGCAACTGCGGACTTCAATTTGTTTTCAGCTTCCTGAGCCGCAGCTACTTTATAAGCTGCCAATTCGGCTTGGGCTGACTGTAAACTAGCCTGCATTTGTTCAAAGGCTAATTTTTCGGTCTCATTCATTTGTTTCTCCTTAAATTCGTCAGTCGAAGCATACGTTCCGAAAAACTTTTTGTTAGAATTAAAAATTATGCTATATGGATTTCCAGGTTCACTTACTAGACCCTTACCAGAAAAGGTTATGTTCCTTAAGACTCGACCTATGCGTTTATCCTCATAAGTCCCTGCTCCCTTATAAGCCCTCAAATACTTTGTTAAGTAAGAGGTTTCGGGAGTACGTTTAATAATTGCTTGACTACCATCTGGTCGAATAATACCATAATCGAAATTGCTAAAAAGACATTCCATGGAAACTTTCCATTTACCATCTTCAATTTCGTCTATAAGTTGTAAGATTTCCTCACGCTTCTTAGGGTCTCTGTAAGCTTTGTAAATAACAGAGTTAACAGCAATATGCTCAAAGTTTTGGTCGTCCGCTGGTTGATAATCTGTAGATAATAAATTAGAAGCGGTCATATGACCAATAATATCATCTTGATTATGCATTTTATTAAATGGTTTATCTACAGGAGTATCTTTTGCACTAACAACTTCTTCTCGCAAAAAGATATCATCATTAAGATTCCAACCAAGAGTAGCTAAAATACTATAGAGATAGTATAAGTCGATTTGAGCATTATCTAAACTTGCGATAGACTCAAAATTAATATCGACGCCAAAACTTGGACTTTTTATCACATCAGAAACATATGCTATGCTATGAGAGGAGTTGATTAAATCTCCTAAACCGTCTTTTATTTCGTTTTGAAAAATCTCTATCATCTTGCCTCCCAAAGTATTATACACAAAAAATTATTTTTGATGAAAAAAGTTAAAAATTATTATACAGATTTTTTTGAAAAATAATACGCGTATGCTTCACACTCTAATTTTCTGCGTTCTGTAGTGTTGGGCAATCTACCATATCTGAGTTGATGACGACCAACTAATTTATTTAACAGTCTCAACATTCCTTCATTTATTTTTTCATCAGTATTTAAACTTGCGATACTTTCATGAGTGATTGAAGAGGAAGGAGAAAAAGAGGATAACATGCGAAATTTAATTAACTCTAAATTATTAGACTCTTCCACAGTCAAAGAACGAATATATTTTTTTCCAGCCATCTCTAAAAATGCAGGAATCACAAGTTCATCGATTTTCGCTTGGGCTTGTTCAGCGTATGAGAAAAGGGAAGAGAAATTAGCGGATGCCCCTTTAGGCAATACTCTTTTCTTTTTTCTCTTTTCTTTATCTTTAGCACCAGCAGGACGACCAGTTAAGGGGCTTCCAGTTGGAGAAAACTTCTTAGCTGGATTAAGTCGAGCATTCTCTTCGTTAGGAGTTTCCTCGTCTTTCCCTTTAGGGGCCAATTCAAGACCAACCTGAGTTGGCGTAATTCCGCCCTTCTGAATAAATAGCTTTTCCTTTTCGTCATCCATTTGAGGATTATGGAATTGTGAAGCTTTAGGTGGTAGAGTTTTACCTCGTCTACGATATTCTTTAGAGATTTTTGCATCTTCAATATCAGACTCTGTAATATCAGTATTGTATCTTAGTGTTTCTGTACTGATAATATCTCTATCCCACATTTGTAGTAATACATTCTTTTCAGCAGCTTCATCAGAAAGCATAAGTTGGTCAAAAAGAAGTTTAAAAGGTTTAGTAAAACCCATCGCTTCCTGAACTAATTTAAATTGTTCGGTCCAAAATTTGATAAGAATATTACGAGAATATTTCAACCTCTCTATTAGAGTTTTCAATCCAGTAAATGACTCAGTTGTAGAACCAGATGCATTACCAGTTAAACCAGAAGGGATACCTAAACCAGCGTAAATATTAGCAATAGTTTGAGTGTATTTGTCTGGACCTAAGAAATGATGTAAAGTAGTTTGACTTTCTTTGAAATCTAGGTCTGGCCCCCAAACCATATCCATTGTGCCACCAGAGATATTATTTGATAACATTTCTTGGATTTTTAATAACATGCCTTCGCTTGGCACAATGCCATGTTCCATCGAACCTGAACGCCACAATCGAATAGCAGAAATAGCTCCATCCAATGCTGACATATCACATAGTTGCAATTTATCGTAAACTTTTAAGTCTCGTAGAATTGGACCTATAATTGTTTTTCCCCATAAATTCCAATCATCCTTCTTATAATAAAAGGCTGAAATTTTAGATTGGTCAAGAGGGAAAAATAAAGCGTTTTGTGCTATTGCATTAGTTACGTAGTCTGGGATTAATTTTTTTAGTTTTTCATAATCATTACCAGTTCGTGCTAGACGAGGCAATTGGTTAATTTCATATCGTAATTGAGGAGTAATACGAAGACCAAAAATAGGTTTTCCAACAAATTGCGAAAGCATACCACCAATCATAACAACTTGAAGTGGATTATATATAGTATACTTTAAAGGAATTGTTGCCTTTTTAGTTTCTATATCTTTAATTACAATATCACTACCAGGAGGGTCTTTATCTAAAGACATATCAGCGGCTGTACTCTTCCATTTTTTTTGTACTTTAATTGGTACTTTGCCGTCTGTACGTTTAATAATAGTTGTGCCAGCACGAAAAAGAGTGAGTAAAAATTTCGCACAAACTTCTGGGCCTTCTACATAATTAAACCACTCTTGTCCAAACTTTTCTTGTCGTTTATCTGCACAAACAACACGAACACCCTGAGAACCAAAATCCGCCATTAAATCCATAATATTAGATACGATTGGATATTTATCATATGCTTTTAAACACATTGCAATTTCTTCTTCAATACAGGTAGGGTCTGCCTCTCCCTGTCTGAAATAAGCATAGTCTGCATGATTATATTCAGATTTAATGCTGCCATTATTTATAGTATTTTGAAAATGACGAGGATATGCGTATGCTTCACTACGAAAGACTGGCTTAACATCTGTTTTTGCCATCGCGTCCGCATAATCTTTAAATGCTTGTTGTTTTTCATCCATTATTCATACCTCTTTATTGATTTATTACTAATATATTGCTAATGTATTATACGCTAACCATGATAATTTCCATATAATTTGTTCAGTTGAGTGGCCAACAAGGCCCCTCCAGGTTTACAAGAATTAAATTTAGTACCCATTCCTTCTCCAAACTTTTTAGGGGCATTTGGATTGACGAAACCGCCCATAGATTGAACGAATACTTTTTGTTCTTGTTGTAATTTACGAGCTAATGCGTTGGCCATAAGTAAGGCAGAATATCTGTCCTTTCTTAACCTTCCCTTTTTCATACCAGGAGCTTTATTATCTGGAGTATCCCATCTATCTCGTCCGCTTGGAGTTTGTGTTTGAACAATAGAGGAAAGTTCATTTTTCATTTCTTCTATTTCTAGTACACATTCTTCAATTATATCGCCTTTCATTATGTCTAAATCGCTAGTTAAATCAATTTCTGCAAATGTAAGACCGTCAAAGGAAGGAAATAAAACAGACTTAGTTTCAAAATCATGTCGAAGGTTATGATTAGCATTTGAGGTATATTCAAAGTCAGCAAAATTTACTAACTCAATAATATGTCGTCCAGGTTCACCATCTTCGTCCTTTGGTTTTTCGGGGTCAATAAAAGGCCAGAATTTTTGTCCGCCTTCCGCTTGATTAATTAAAGAGGATTTATGTAAACTGCTAATAATTGCATGACCGCCACCCTGAGTATCGATAGCGATACCAATTGTATTAAAGTCATTAGCAAGTCTAATAATTTTTAGAGCCGCGTAATCATAGAAGTCATCTACGCTGGTGCGTTTAGATTTTAATTCTTCTTTATATGATTTTTTAGTTGTAGTCCAGCAGTACACCACTTTTCGCACAGATTTAGTAACTTCCAAAACAACAACGCAAAAATTATCAGCTTCAGAAGCTGGGTCAACAGCAATGACATATTCTTTTCCTCTTTCTCCAAATGATAATACGGAATGGTCTGATACGCAGCGTTCGATAAGAGAACGTTTAAAAAAGCCATTAGTATCATCAGAAAAACACGCCCCAAATTCTTGTAAGAATAAGGAAGAGTGCATACTAGACCTTGAGCGTTCGATTAGCTCTTGGTCAAACAAACCTTCTGGGATAAGGTCATAAGGTATACGTATAATTCCATAATTTTCTGGATTTACCTTATCCTCTCCTATTTCCTCTAATTTCTTTTTATCTCCATTTGTACAAATAATATCATGATATCTCTTAAAGTATTTATAAAAATGATTATAGCGATGATAAGCAGTACCCGCTAGAACAATTTGGTTGGCCTCATAGAGAGTAACCGTTTCATTTTTTAATTTAATTCCAAGTTCTTTAGCCTTACGTTGTGTAGCAAGAGTTTTAGATACGTTTACAGGGTCACTTTTAACAATAGCGAAACCAGAAACAACATGTTCGAATACTTCAGCATTACCAACAGCAAATTCGTCAACAATAATGTCATGAGCACGCTGACCACGAATCTTACCGCCATCAGGACCGATAGGGAGAGCAACGATAACAGAATCGCCGATTTGGAACTTCCACATATCTTGAGACTTATGCGGGCCATTAGCTGGATTACTTCCAATCAAGTCTCTAAGTAAAGGGGCTCCATTCCAAATCTTCTCAATATAGTCGAAAATAACTTTAGATTGACGAAAGCCAGCCCCTGTGAGCACAATTTTGCGTCCTGGAATAAATACGCATCTTAAGATACAGTATATAGCAAGAGATAGCGACTTTGACAAACCCCTCGAACCAATAAGAATCGGTAGTTTTCTATACCATAATTCTTTTAAGATTACTGCTTGGAATGGATAGATTTCAAAATTTAAGATTTCCTTACAGAAGAGAGGAAAATAATCTGGATTCGATAACAACCACAAATAATACAAATGCGGTTCATTGACTAATTGAGGAGGCAAATCTTCAAATGGATTATAGTGATTCTGCTCGTAATAAATATCTGGAAGATTCAACCAAGCGTCATCTAGCTTTTCTTGTATACGAGCGATATCTAACTGCTTCATAACGACTCCACTATTTCAAATATTTCTAATACGCGAGCAATTGCTCCATCTCTATCGTTTGCATAAATAATTTCAATTCCATATTTCTTTTGATATTCAGATAGAATTTTTAATATTGCTCTTCCATTTAATTTAATTTGTGATAATTTAGATTTTGGAATATCAGAGTTTTGAGGAAAGGATAAAAGAGAGGAAAGAGAAAATTCAAATACTAAATACTTAAACTCAAATTTTTTCATCCTCTCTAATTCTTTTTCAAATCTTTTAGAATCAATACCAACATTAATAGCAATTTCAGAGGGGCTTGCCTTACGTTCTATACAAATACGGTCTTCCATACCTTCAATAGAGTAATCCCCAGTTTCTAACTTTCTTTCTATTACATCGATATTACCAAATGCCCATCCAAATCCTTCCTTTTCTCGTGTATCTTGTATGATTCTCATTTTTTCTTCCTCTTCTGATATTTTTCTTCATTTTCTTGAGCGATTCTAAAAAAGAGAGCCTTATAATGCCCCTCAGAAGAAGTCACTATTTTATGATGATGTGTACACAATGTGATTGCATTTCCAGTATTTAATCTACCATGCACGCTATCCGCATGTCTAACTATATGATGAACTTGTAGATTAGTTTTACACTTACAATTTGGCATTTGACAACGAAAGCCATCCCGCTTCAATACTTGAATTCGAAATTCTTTATAAGCATCATAATCTCGTGGATTTTTACGAGATGGTTTTCTTAACATTAAATATCTCCGTAAACTTGAAATTTTTGCATTGTTCTATCAATATCGTGGTCAACCATCTTTTTAACCAAATCTTTAAATGTACTCTTTTGCTTCCAACCTAATTCTTTTTTTGCTTTTTCTGGATTAGCTCTCAAATAAGGAACTTCAGATGGGCGTTTTAGAGAATCAAAAATGGCGACATGATTTTCAAAGTTTTCACCAATTAAACCAAAAGCCTCTTCACAGAATTCTCGTACTGTATGCGTTTCTCCGCTGCCAATTACGAAATCATCAGCCTTGTCATGTTTTAAGATAAGATACATAGCCTGAACCATATCTTCTGCATCTGACCAATCTCTGTATGCGTCTAGATTGCCTAGACCAAGTCTTTCTATTTTTTTGCCTTCTCTTTTTGCTAACCATAAACGACTAACATAATTAGTAATCTTCCTGGTAACAAAATTAATACCTCTATAAATTCCTTCATGATTAAAGAGAATACCAGTAGAAGCAAAAAGACCATAAGACTCTCTATAAAGACGAGTAGTATGATGACCAGCTAGTTTTGCTATAGCGTAAGGGCTTTCTGGACGAAATGGAGTATATTCATCTTGAAATGGCAGTGTTCGATTATATTCTTTATTAGCCTTTTTTAAATGGTCTTGTAAAAATCCGTCTTTTATATTATAATCTTTAGTTTCCCAAAGACCTTCTGATTCTTCATCTACGCTGTAATTAGAACCAAACATTTCAGAACTACTTGCCTGATAAAATCTGGCTTGCGGACAAACTTCTCGCATAGTCTCTAATACATTTAGGACTCCAGTTGCTACTACATCCCAAGTCATGGAAGGTTGAGAAAAACTACTTCCAACATGAGATTGTGCAGAAAGATTATATATATAGTCTGGTTTATATTTAGAGAAAATTTTATAGAGAGAAAAAACATCGGTTACATCCCCTTCAACAATTTCCAATCCTTTTGTAATAAGAGGAGTTAGATAATTGCGGGGTTGGCTGGAACGTCGAGCAACACCAATCACTCTATGTCCAAGAGAGAGGAGGAATGAAGATAATGCTTGGCCATCCTGACCACCAACGCCGATGATAAGATGTATTTCTTTAGGGGGCGATTGGATTGATTCATTTATCATCATAAAATGATTAAACATGTGTTTGTTCATATCTATATCTGGTCCCCATATTGAATTATAGATATTATTATTATTATTTCCCATTATTATACCTTCCTTTATTCCTTATCAAAATTCTTCAATTCTTTGTCAATACAATTATTAATTTCTTCTGTATATATTTCATCTGATAACCAAATAATTTCTTTTATATTTAACAAACGTTTAGCAGCTTCGTCAATTAAGTCTTGAGGTTTTACAGATTGAATTTTATATTCTTTTTTTTCTACTTGAACTATAAAATATTCTGGTAATGGAAAGGAATATAAAACTTTAACCATCTTGGTTTACCTCAAGGACATTAATTTCTTCTTCTCCAATATCAATAACCTCACAATTAATATCTGGTCCCCAAACTATATCTGTACAACCATTTTTATTTATTTCTTTTAATATTTCCGTAAATTTCTTTATAATGTCTTCAGATGGGACAATTCCTGCTTCAGCATTTCCTAATTTCCATAGTCTAATTTTCTTTGTCATTATCTTCTCCCTTGCTCTTATTAAATTTACTAATGTCAGATTCAATCTTTAAAGTATCTAGATTTAAAATTGGACGGTCTAAATCTCCATCTTCATATTGATGCATAGCCCCCAATCGTTGTAGTTCTATCTCGCTAGCCATTCTTCTTTTTTCAGCCCATTCGCCCAATTCTTTTTGCATATCCTTATCAGATAAAAGACGACTAAGCCAAATATAAAAACTTTTTCTACTATCTTCTACTCTTGCTAATCGCTGTTCTCGCTGAGCCTTTAGTCCTTTTAAAGCCTCTTCCAATTTCTTACAAGATTCACGATATTCTTTTGCATTCACTTCAACAGCGGCAGTCAAACTTGCCACCAAACGCTCTAAATCATTAATTCTAACCATATCTCTAGTTGGTTGAGCGTATTCGTCATCAAGTTCTTTACATATCTTAGCAATTTGCAGATTTAATTTTTGTTGGTCTGTTAAATTTCTATTGCCCAAAATCTCATGTTTAATAGCATTAATAAGCTGCATACCTTCTGTATGAAAAATCTCTTGCTTAAACTGTTTGGTGATATTTTCCCAGTGCCATTCAAATACAGCAATCTCATCATCGCTAAATTGGCCCTTAATCATTGGCCAATCTTCTCTCTTTTTAAGATTCAAGATATCATTCTTATCGCTAGTATCTATTTGAGAAATATATTTAGCAACCGTCTCTGCATTACGATTTAATTGTTCTGCAATATTAGCAGGAGAGAGATTAATCATATTCAACTTAATGAAATTTTTCTCTTCTTCTGTAAGGGGGCCGTTCTTTTTTATTTTACTCATCATTATCTCCCTTTAATTCTTTGATAAGGTTAGAGATAAAAAAACGAATTTCTTCCCTTCTCTTTTTACTTATCTTCACCCCATCTTTCATCTGAAGATAATCCCGTCTTAAAGTAACTGGCAAATACTCATCAATCTTTGAAATCAAATCATTATATTCTGTCTCTTCAGAAACCATATCAATTTCAATAAGAGCTTTTTCTGTATCCCAATCAACAGTATCAATTCCAATAGGAGATAATACCCTCATATTAGAATCACTATAAGGGCCTTGCAATTTATGTTTGTCTCGCACAAATGTCTTTAGTCGATTAGAAAGAGAGAAGGAAAGAAAATGTTCGAATGGACGTTCACCATCCCACTTCTCATAAATTTTTAAGGCTATAATAAATGCCTCTTGTTTGATATCTTCTAAATCATAACCCATAACTTTATAACACGGAGCATGAATATTAATTATTCGCTGCATAGTGCTAAGGATTTCTGGGGGGACTTCTTTATTCTTGCTTTTCATCCTTTTCTAATTCCTCTCTTACCTCTTTGTCTGGGTCTGGCTGATTGAGTTCAGCTTCCACTTCTTGTTGTAAACTCGCAGTTGCAATTACAAACATTTCATTATCAATGACTGTTTTTTGTTTTTCCATTTTCTAATCTTTTACCTTATTCTAGCTATAAAACATAATACTTATAATAGGAAAACAAGCCCTCATAATATTATACTCGTATATACTTAGGATTTTTAGCCTTTTATTGGATAATATACACTATTTTTTAAAAAAGATAAAATTTTTGAGCGATTTTGGTGGAAAATTTTGATGATTTTTATGAGATTTTTTAATAACTCTAAGGAATTGAGAATGACGAGAAGGATAAGAAATCAGCTATATCATGTTCTCGTTTTCTAATGTGTTTGATGAGATTTTTATAAAACTTGTTAAGGGGCCTTTTGGTAAGGAAGGAGAATATTAGGCCCCAATTTAATCCTTCCTTCTTAGACGTTTTGGATTAAGAATGATAAGTTTAGTCTTTGTGTTTTTTTATTTCTTTCTCTATTATCTTTACTTATGCTAATTATAATAAATATTCATAAAGGAAAACATAAAAAAGATAAAATCCTTTAATACTAAGAACGAAGTAGTTGCGGTTTGGATTGATATGATTGGGGCCTACATAAAATCTTAATTAGATGATTGAGTTGAATCGGCTCCCACTAATTCCTTTCCTTTTTATTTGGACGTATGGGATTTTATTTGCTTAGTCTATTAATGTGTATTTTTTTATTTCCTTTTCTATTCCTATTCTAATTCTCTATTATAATACTTATATAAGCAAACAGAGAAAGAAAAAGAAAAAAAGACAAAGGATGGATAAGCGTAATCTGATTTGGTATTTGCTTAAATCGAGATTATTGGGGCCTATCTAAAGTATTAAGTTAAGCATGGAGATGAACGGCCCCACATTAATCCTTTTTCTTGTAGATATCTAGGACTGAAAATGATAAGTTTAGTTTTGATATTTTTTTAATTCTCTTCTCTCTCTATTATTCTATTTAAACTATAACAAAAACATATAAAAGAATATAAAAAAGACAATAGAGTTGAATGCCAAAAACAAGTCAAGAACAAATTGTATTGATAGTATTGGGGCCTAACTAAATATTAAGTAGAGAATGATATTGAGGCGGCCCCACTGAATTCCATCCTTTTCTCTATGGCTGAGATTTTGATGTTTTGATTGGTTGAGATATTTTTTTTCTTTTCTTTTTTCTCCCATATTAAAATTTCCATAATAGTATATAATATAGTAAGGAATATAAGAGAGAGGGGAAGGAATAAAGATTAAGTCACTCGCATAGAACTTCGCTCTTAAGGCTTCGCCATTCTCATAGGCTTCGCCACTCACACATTTTCTTCCATTAGATATTGGGGTCTCAAGCCTTCGGCAATCTGATATTTTTTTCATTGTACATCAAGTGTCTCAATTAAGACTACGTCACTCTCATATTTTTTCCCATTAGATATTGGGTGTCACAATTCAATTGTGGTTGGCCTATGGTGTTTTTTATAATTAGTCCATTTCGCTCTCATTGAACATCGAGTGTCTCAATTCAATTATAGTTGGCCTATGGTGTTTGGACGCCGTCGCCCTCGCCAATCCCCAATACCATACTCCTCATCCACAAATAACCCCCC